ATGATTTGTTTTTGTAGTGACCAAGCAAACATGATCTCCATTGCTGTACCGTAACTTGGAAAGTCGCACTTAGCTAACACAGTATCGCAACTCATTATCCATGTCTTATCACGCTTAACAATTTCTGTTGGTGCTTCCGCTCGTCTCTCGTGTCCACGGTAATCAACATCAGTAGGTGCGATAGACATGATATTCTTTTTGCGTAGTAATTTCTGCGTTGCTTTACGCCATCTAATACAAGTGTCGTCTTGCTCGTATATCGGCCCCGCTAAATAAATTAATCTAGCTTGTATCATCCCTGTACCTCCGCACACATTCCCACTTTGCAAACCTTTACTGATTCTAATTTTATATGACTAGGAAATCTGCTTTCAGATAACCTCAAGAATATGTGTCTAGCTATAGCTTCAGCCGTTGTCTTGTCCATGAACTCGTTCAAGTATGAATGATCTAAGTATCCAATAACATGTTTGCACTTCTTCTGAAATTCTCCTTGCTCCATTAACCACCCATATCTTTGGTCAGGTTCTCCGCTAATCGTTACGAATACTTCGTGGCTGTGTCCGTGAATAGTAGCGTTTTCTTTTCCGATGCCGTCTAATCGGTGTGCAGCTTCAAATGTAAATCTCTCTGTTACTTTAGTTTTCATTATTGATAGTAGTTATTAAACCAGCTCTTCGGTTGGTGTCTTTGTTTGCTTGTACGATACGGTATCAAGTTTCCGTCTTGGTCACGTACATAGTTTCCGTTCTCATCCATCTTGAAACCAGTTATCTGATTGTTAGCGTAGAAGAAGTCAAAGCCTCGTTTAATCTCCTCGTGATCCACTCCACTCCAGTCAAACGGAAGGTCAGTTGGTTCGAAGTCTGCGTACGTCTCGTTCACTTAATAATTCGGTTCGTATGATGTCTGCCTCCGCTTCCCAAAAGATACCGTCACAACCACGCTTCGATGTCTCGGTATTTGAGGTGGTGATCGTCGCAGTAGTCCTTTTGGTCGTCGATGTTGTCCATTTTACGCATCGCTTCAAGGTGTTCTTCAAGTTCTTCATCGTATTCATTATCATATGGGTTGTGTCGGTTAAGCCATTCATCATAACCGTAAATCGTTCGGGTAAATAATCCTGTTGGTATCACATCTCTTTTCATAACATATCGTACGCCCACGCAAAGATCAGTAAGCCAGCGATAACAAACATTCCAAAGGTAAGTACGCTCATTCTTTGTCCTCCTGTTGTTGTTTCTCCCTTTCGAATTGCTCACGCTCTAGCTCAAGCAGTCGTTCACGGACACTTAAGTTATCAGGTAGGCGATGCTTAAGCTTTAGGTAATGTTGGATCAAAGCCTCAAGGGACTGGTCGCATAGGTCGTTCATAGGTAAGAATTGGTGGTCGGTTAGGTTGTTATCGGATTGCATGTATCGCAGAGATTGGATTCGTTTTCTCGCAAGTGCAAGTCTGAATCGCACTCTTTGCATTTTTTACGAGCAGGTAAGGATCGGTTCAGCTGTTTCATGACCGCTTTGCATTGTTCCATGAAGTCCTCTTTGCTTTCCGCTGTGCCCTGGTATTTCGGATAGTCACGACAAGCCCATATAAGCTGTGGGCAGGTAAGGTATCGTTCGTTGTCGAGTCGATAGAAGAAAGCTATTTGCTTTCCCCGGTGGTCGGTTAGGTAGATGGTAACACTCATTCTTTTATTAGTTGTACAGTGTGAAACCTTTGACCGAGAGCCTTTGCTAGTCTTTGTCCAGTAGCTTTGGCTTTCGGTAAAGAGTTTTCGGTTATGGTAAGTATCTTTACTGGCTTATTTGATGCGTCCAGTGCGTAGACTTGATATTGTCTTTTCATTTGTCGGTTAGTTTGCAAGCCATGCGTTGTAAATGTCGCTGTAAGGTACGCCTTTGATTGTTGCAAGCTTGTCAAATACTCTTTCCCGTACTATCGAATCTTCTACGCCTATGTAGCTGTAAGGTTCGGTTATGTTATTGAAAAGCCCGTCAAAGGTTGCGTTTGCGTTTATTTCCTCGCCTAAATTGTCGGACGGGAAAGCTGTAAGGTAATAAGTTTTAATATTCATTTGTAAGGTAAGGTTTAGGTTTATGAGCTGAAGATAGCAAACAAGATAAGAAGCCAGCCGAAGGACAACAAAAGCGGGAAAGCAAAGCTAGTGAATCGATCAAAGGCTGTTGGTTTTAATACTTGGTTTGCGATCATGTCGGCAGGTGTTGGAATGCGATTTATTACTTTGATTTGTTTCATGATATTAATTTTTAGTGTTTCAAGTAAGCTACATTAGCAACTTTGCTATTCCAGCATAGGCGACAAGCTTTGCATTCATTATCCTGATTAGGAGCTTTGCAAGTGAAATCATTCTTTGAAGTTGTAACGGATGAAGTTTGCACACCTAATCTCTTTGCAAGCTTTTCAGGAGCAGGGAAATTAACTTTGTGAGCTGATAACCTAATGACAAGGTTTGAAGGAATAGATCCGTATTGATCAATATATTGTTCGACAAGCTTGTACTCTCTAGTCGGTAACCAATGTTTGGTATCTGGAGTAAGTTTGCAAACTTGTACGATTTTGTGAAGATGCTCAATTGATTGAATGTCTCCTGAATCATGCCAGCGAAAATAATCTTTCGATTGATTGCTAATAAGCAAAGCCATGGAATTTACCCAACGAACATCCGACAAGCTTTGATATCTTTTCTCAAGAGCCGATTGTACATTACCGAATCGATACATACCTTTTAATGCATAGCATTCAAAACAAACTGAACCTTTGATCTTTGCAAGTTTGCTACCTGTTTGGCAACGCTTTGCAGGTATTGAATAAGCTTTTCCCGGCATCTTTGACGGATTTGATAGACCACCAGTGATCTCTTTAGCTTCTTTTAGTTTCATACAGAAAAAACCTCCACTTTGAAAGCTTTAAAACCTTGTGAGATTGCCCAATTAAAACCAAACTTTTCCGCGTTTCTAAAGGTTTTATAAGGTTTATAGAACGAACGAACGATTTGCCCGTTAACATTAATTTCGATAATTTTCATAAGATAAGTTTGGTTTGATCGACAGCGGAATTGCCGGCGACTCCTTACCCATGCCATAACCTTGCCAAGTGTTCCAATAAAAAATTGCAAATGATGTTTGTATAAGCCAGACTACTTGATGTTATAATGATTGCTTATGAGCGATTGTGATCGTTTCAAGTGTGGATTATGAGCGATTGTGAGCGAAAGTTGAACGCTTAAAAAGAAAAGCAAATGTACAAAGACGCATCAACATATCATGATAAGATGATACGAATAACGGCACCGGATCCGGCTTTTGATCGATCAAACAACCGGCAAGCTTTGACGCAATCTGCCTTGGTTATCTGTTGATTTGCGAAAAAAATAAAAGCTTTTGACTTACCTCATGAAATCCGTTGCGTAAATCGTTGACTATCAACATCGTTCGCACAACATTGATTATGTCTAATTACTATAACATCCCCTCCCCTATAAGAATCTTGCGGGTACATGCGGGGGTAATTAACGCACGCGTATATAGCGTAACCCTCTCGCATTTTTCTACCAAAATCTTTTTGAGAAGCCGTTCAGATTTTTCCAACGAAACCTTTGAAGCACCTCAAAAGTTAAAAAAATGATTGATAAACTTATTTGTGTATCATGAATAATGGATAAATCTGAAGCACCTATTTTTGCTTGTTATCTAAGGCATCTACAGCTTCCCGTATACCTGCGTCTATAGCGATCCTTATGTAATCTTCATCGGATGCTACTTCTTTGCCCCATTTAACAAGCATATCGTGCGTACTGTCTTCCATCTCCAATTCCATCTTTACGTGCATCTCCTCTTCTTCAGAGACGATCTTAATGATCGGAAGTTCAGAAATGAGGGAATGCTTCGTCTTCGGCGTCTTCTTCTTCATCGGTTGTAAAGTCTCCTTCGAATATAACGTCATCTGTTTCAGTCAGTACTGACAGCTTACAGAAGTCCAGGCATCCGGCTATGGTGTAATCGTTAAGGTCGTACTCACGTTTGAAGTGATACACAAGCTTTGCTAATTCGTACTGGAACGTTTCTGTTTGTTCGTTAATGTTCATCACAGCTATAGCATACCACTAATCGAGAAGAAAACACAGCTAAATCGACGACCAAGCTGTACACCGCTTAGATACTCACTCTTTAACTTTTATGCTTTACATACTCCCTTCGGCTGTTACTTTGTATAATAATGAGATTTAGATCGTACCTAAAAGGTCCGTTTAAGAGGTCTCTTACCGATAGGTATTCTTAAGAAGAAAGTAAGCAACAACCACAACAGAGGTTACATTAGCTGACGCTTGTTGTAGTAGTTCCTTTTAACAAAGGTAAACCTTACAAACACTACAGCTACATCATATCAATACACCAGTTATTTAGTTAGCTCATACATCCGTTCTTTCGCTAACATCTCTAATACTACAGATTGATAACGACGATTATAACTGAACCTTTTAAGGATAATTGTGTTTACACGGTAAACGTTGTAAATCTAAAGTCTAACTTTAGTATTTCAAGGTAACTCTATGACGATACTTATGTATTTAAACTAAATAGAGAAACACCTTATATATATATAGATCAATAAAGGTTTGTTATTACTACATCCAGAGGTTAGCTACAGCTTTGTTATTACGCTTATGAAAGCTATCAGTGAAGTCTTGTAGTTCTTTATGAAGGAGTTCTTGTTGTCTATCAACCATCGATTGGTCAGCGTCAGATGCCATCTGCTGTACCCAATAACCAACAGCGATTGATAAGGCGTCAAGACGGTCATCGTGTACCAGTGATCCTTTATCTCTTGTTATCCTTGATAGCTGATACATTAACATATATCTGGTTTGTTGTTCTATAGGGTAGCTAAGAGCTGATCTGTAATCATTTGTTATAACAGAAGGGTCGACGACAAGTCGATGAGAGTTAAGTACAGGTTCTAAGGTATCAACGATACGTAGCTCCTTTTGTTTGTTGTGGCGTACTTCTTCTATGGTCACTGGGTAAGTGGTACGAAACAGAGGCTTTATTAGCTCCATAAACATACCGTCTCCAAAGTTAGACTCTATAACAACCTTATTAACTTTGTTATCCTTTGCTATAGCTACCAGCTCCTTCAACGTCTTCTCGTCGTATCCGCCCCGTATACCGCCAGCA